AACAATGGCCGTGCGCCAGGATATTCGTAGGAAGAAATATTGTCAAATGTAAGTTCTACACCATTAATCTTAGAAGCCTGAACTTTGTCACGATTTGTGTCAAAGAAACTAAAACCAAAGATGCCGAACATAGCAGGATCAGCAACAAGTTTTTCAACGATTAGATTGTCATTTTCGCCCATTTCGATAGCAAGACCATCTTCACGGATATTCTTGTATCCTTTACCTTCTAGACCTAGTTTTTTCCAGCCAGCCTTCATAAACAACTCACCCATAGCATCTCTGGTGCCAGAGGTTGGTGGAGGGATCATGACACTGATTGGACGGTTTGGAAGTCCAAGCGTTTGAGTGTTCATTTGTTTTGCTACCCAAGCATCTACATCTGCCCAAGTTTTACTTGTATTTGCTTCACCATTGAGTTCAGCGGCGAGAGCGGCGGCAATATGTTCAATGCCAAGATGCATCTCTTCAGCATCATTGCTAGAAGCAAAAGCAAGTCCATCATTACCTACAATGAACTCAACTGGTGTCACATCATTAGAAGCACAAAGTTCTCTCTCAGAAGATTTGATTGCTCTTGATGCGTTGGTGATGTCTGGATGTTGTGTTCCTATACCAGAGCAAAATAGTTTCATACCGCCACCAGAACCAGTTGATTCGATGACTGGTGTTTTATAACCTTTTTGGCCAAACTTTTCTGCTACGATTGTTGCGAATGGATAAACTGTAGATGAACCTACGATAGAAATGGTTTCACGAGCGAATGCTGTAGATGTGATTGAAAATAAAAAAGCACTAAATAGTACTACGAGCGATTTATGCATAATCGTTCTCCTATGATTGAAACAAGAAAAGAAGCACCGTATTAGCACTTTGGTGCTTCTTTTCGTATTTAGAAGTTGCAGTTTTTTTGCACTTTTGTGACAAAAACTAGTCCATCATTTCAAGTGCTAGTTCTGTTGTTTCGTCTACACGGCGTGTCCAACCACGACCGAATGTTTCAAATGTGGAGAGAGATTCGTAATAACTCTGTCTTTCTGCTTGAAAGTTTTTGATTGTCTCTTCTAGACCATGTTCTTCGATATAGTCATCAAGACATTTTAGCGTATTAGGACCGATACCGCCATCTGCGACAGTGCCAATCAGTGTTTGAAGATACTTAGCACTACGACCAGTACCAGCATTAACACCGAAATCGAATACACAAAGATCAAGTCCAGATGGCAGTTGATCGCCTTTGATACGATCCCAATAGTTTTTCTTATAGATTGGTTTGACATCTTCTACCGTCAAGTCCTTCATGTCTTTTGTGCCACCAAACTCTTCATAAACTCTTTTAGTAACACCAAGGTTTGTTTCACCGCCTGGATCTTTGGGATGATTTACATATCCACCCTCATGATGTAGAATAGTTTCAAGACATTTTTCCCAATTATGCTCTGACATAAGTATCTCCTTGTAAAAAATAGGGGGCTTTCACCCCCTATTTAGTTTATTTGATTTCAATAAGTTTTGGTTTCTTTTCTTCTGGAATGATACGCTCCAGTTCAATGGTCAGCATACCATTCTTCAGTTCAGCACCTTTCACTTCAATGTCATCAGCAAGAGTAAATTTGCGATTGAACTTCTTGAATGAAATACCCTTATGAAGAACTTCACCAGAATCAGTGATATTATCATAAGTTGAACGAACTGTGATTTCACCCTGTTTGTGTTCTACCTCAAGATCATCATGTGATAGACCTGCTACAGCGAGATCAATGAAGAACTCTGTGTCAGATTCTTTACGAATATTGTAAGGCGGAAAGCCTGAAGACTGTTGTTGATGTTCAACATATCTCTGTAGATTGTCAAACATTCTGTCAAAGCCAACGGCATATGGGGTGAGTCGATTGAGATCGAAAGTAGTTAGATGTGTCATTTGCTAATCTCCTATTAAGCAAGATTGTGTTTTATGAATAGCCCATTATGGCGCTATACGACTTATATATAAGACATTTTTTTGAAATGTCAAGAGTTCTCAGCGATTTTTTTTGCTCTCGCTTGAATATATTCGCTCTGTAAAACAGAATATAAATCTGGTGGACGGTAGTTAGGCCCTTTCAGCACCTTACCATCTTCACGATAGATTGGTTTACCATCAGCACCAAGTTTGCTCATGTTGCTTCGCTGAACTTCAGCAAAGCATCTGTCTAGATCAATGCCAAAAGCGTGGCCAGCCCCATAGACGACATATAGAATATCAGTAAGAGCATCAGCCACTTCCAATATGTTTTGTCTTTTGATCGCATCCTTGAGTTCATCTAGTTCTTCCTCAATCAGTTCAACTCTCAGTTTTTGAATATCCTCATCTGGAAACTCTGGTTCTGTTTTGACTTCTTGTCCAAACGCATTCATAAAGTCCTCTACACCACGAAAGTTAGAGTATATCAATCTTTTTTCCATACTATCGTTTTTTCCCAATATTATACTTTGCTGTTAGAATCCATTCGTCTTTTTCTTTGTATGGTAGCACCTTGATTTGCGACAATGGTGCTACTGGATCAGAAGACTTGTCTTCATCTACCAATCCAATCAAATCCCACTCAGCGAGTAGGTTAGCAATAGTATTACGCCGTGCGATATCATCTTCACTGAAGTTGCTAGGCTTACCATCAAGCGCAAACAACTCTTTGAAGTGTACGATGTAATACTTACCTTGTTTGTGTAGAATGTGACAAGACTGATAGATTGTCTTGTCTTTGCGTGAAGCAACACCAATACGAGTTAGTGTTTCTCGAATCTTCAAGAAGTCATCATCTTCTTTTAGTGTCACCTCTACGAGATTACTGATATCAACCGTCATTACTCCCACCTTTTTCCAGTGTTTTTCTTATTTGTGTCAACTGTTCTGAAGAAAGGATAGAGAGGGCTTGAAGTGCTTTAGCATCGTTGTAGCCATAGTATTGCTTCACCACGGATAAGTCTCCTTCATTATCTTTCTTCACCCATTTAGCATATCTTTTTTTAGATCTTACACTATTTAGTAAATACTCGAACTGAAGAAGATTATCGGTGTGGTGTCTGCGATTCATCTCATTTGCTACACCAACCGTGTCTAAGTGATAAGACAAAGCACGATTGGTGAGAAATGGAGAGTATGACTTCTCTGCGAGTCTGTCATTCTCCGATCCTCGCATGAGATTTTTCTTACTGGTATTGATAGCGTTGATATAGTCGAAAGGATTACTCATTTCCACTCTACCTCTACCATTAGTTCTGTAAGAAAGGCTATGAAGTTCACCTCTTGATCCGCTACGAATGCAGACTTATATTGATAGTCCGCAAGCGTCACCACTGTCTGAGGGATGCTCTGTGGTGCTATGTAGTCATTCATACTGTCATAGACTTTACGAAATAAAGGTGAAACATCACCATCGACATTCTGTCCAACCCATTTACGAACAGCACTAAACTCTTTGTTCTTTAATGCATCAATGAGAACTTTCATATTAGCATCAGATAGATTGGACAGAATACCAGTGTCGATACTACCAGTAGCAGAATATCTCTGAAGTTCGTTCAGTATTCTTCTGTTATCTGGAAAGTGTTTCATGATAACTTCGCCAACAATCTTATCCTGATATTCGATACCTTCTTGGTTCAGAATATTCTTCACTCGCATGAAGAACTCTTTCGCCATGACAGGTTTATCAGCATTACTAATCTTGAACTCTACAACAGAGCATCGACTATGCAGTGGTGCGATAATCTTGTTGACAAAGTTACAAGTAAGAATAAAGCCACAGTTACGACTGTATTCTTCCATGAAGTTTCTCAGTGCTGGTTGAACAGTCTCAGCATTGAGATAGTCTGCTTCATCTAGAATCACATACTTACGCCCACCAGCGAGAGATACTGATGATGCAAAGTTCTTGATTTTAGTTCGCAGAGTATCGATCAATCGTCCTTCATCAGAACCATTGATTACGATATAGTCACATTCCAACTCTTCTAACATCGCTCTAGCGATAGTGGTTTTACCAACACCAGCAGAGCCAGTTAGAAGAAGGTTTGGAATGTTCTTGTTGTTTACAAAAGTCTGAAAAGTTTCTTTCAAGTTAGGCGGAAGAATAGTATCGCCCACAGATTTAGGACGATACTTCTCTACCCATAAAAAATCATCACGCATAATTCACCATAATATAGAGAGTTAGTTTACTCTTCAGATTGTACAGATTCGCCAACAGGATCCTGTGCAGGTTGGTCTTCTTGAATCTTTTCGACCAAGAACTGACGCACACTAGCAATACCTGCCAGTTCTGCACCTTCAAAAGCACCACGCTTAGTGCAGATGTCAATGATTTGGACCATGTTAGCCATCATTTGAGGTTCAATTTGAGCCATCTTGATTATACTCCGAGTTTGTTTCAGTTGCAACCCAATACTCAATATTCATTGAAGTATTTTTGAAATGTGAAATGCCCGACTTTGAGATTTTCACATTATATTCACCGTTGATGAATTTAAGATTTTCTGTCTTAAATACCATGTTGAATATTGCACCATTGCTATCAGCAACATGGCGATCATATTCATTAGAAGTTGGGTTCTTCGTGTCAGTAGCGACAAGAAAAATACCTGTAGCACCACCACGAACCACGACTTCTGGCAGACCAAGTTGATTTGCCGCAGATACAACAGATTTCAAGTCATCGGCCGACATTGTAAAAGAAATCTCTGGATCAGGCATATCAATATTCTTCTCTGGTGGTGATGTTACCATAGAAGGATCTGTATATGTATAACGAGAACGAGACTTGTTGTTTTCATCTCTAATCGTTACATCCATTTCACCAAATGCAAAGTCTGCATTGTCAAATAGACTTGCTAGACCAAGGAACTGGTTTAGTTCATAGATAGCAAAGTCTACGGGAAATGTTTCATCCACTACCGCTTGTGCGAGAATATTCTTCTGCTCACTTACGGTGCGAATTGTATTCCCTTGCTTGAATGCAAGAGAAGGATTGATTGTTGAAAAGTTTTTCAACACATCAATAGTCTTATCACTGATTCTCATCATTATTTACCTCAGTTCTGTTTTCAAGTGAATCAATATAAAGTGCCATAATAGCATAGTGAACAACTTTTAGCAAGTCACTTCTATTCTTGCCATCTTTTTTTCCGTATCTCTGGCAATACTTAATGATATTACCCATACAGAAACCTTCGCCATGTCCACTGTCAATAATAAACTCAGTAGACTGGAATTTGTTGAAAGAGTAGTGACCGTCATAAGTGGCAGCCACATAATCATAGACCTCTTTCAGTATCTTGTCTTCATCAAATTTAAACTTACTCATTTTTTCATCAACTTAATTTCATCAGGATCAGCAGTTGCAGTAGCACCGAGTTGAGCCAAGTCACTCAGACTACCACCAAATGTATATGAGCCAGTGTGCAATAGTTTCATCCACGGACACATCCATGTTTTGACACCAATATTCTTCATCCACTGACAGAACATATAATCTTCTGAAAGATAACGCTTTGACTCTGGATCAATCAATGCCTGAAAATACATCATGATCTCACGACTACCATCAAAGTGTTTTGTGCGAACATGATCAGGAACATATGAATAGTCTGGAAACGCCTCATCAAACTTTCTAAAAGCATTCTTCGTAATCATCATGAAACCAGTGCCACCTTCAAGAACAGGCACAGGCTCATCAAGTCTTACTTGTGAACTTTCTGTATCTGGATTGAACACATAGTCACCAACATATTTTTCAAGTTCTCCTGGATTTTCATCAGCATAACCTTTGTCAACGGCTCGCTTGATTTTTTCCCAAGCAATCGTCTTCTTAGGATAAGGACCACAGATAATGTCTTTACGAATACTATCGTCTTCTTCTTCAGTATCAGCAAGAGCCGCCAATGTAATTACATCGTTAGGATCAAAGCCAATATCTGAATCAATAAACATTAGATGTGTATAATCGCCGCGCATAAACTCATCTGCACAATAGTTTCTTGCTCTGGTGATTAGAGATTCATTGAAGAGATAAAAAAACTTGATATCCATTTCATACATGGCACCAAGTTTAGCCAAGTCAGCGGTAGACTTGGTATACATTCCATGACAGTTACCACCATACATTGGTGTAGCGACAAAGATTTTCTTCTTCTTTAGTTCGCTAAGTTCAATTGTAATTTCCAATTCAATTACTCCTTATAATAAAACATTGTGTAGATTATATAGTAAGAAAGTGCCTGCTGTCAAGCACTTTCTCAATAATTTCAGTTATTTATATGACTTAGAAT